GGCGGTGAAATATCATTCGTTGAACATTTGCCTTTTGAGAATTGCAGAATAGGTATTAATAGAGAAAGTGGTGATGTAAATGGCGTGTGGTATTCAAACGATTGGTCAAACTTAAAGAAACGCAGAAACGCTCCTAAGTTTATACCATTGTTTTCAGAGAAAACTAAAAAAGAGCATCCAAGACAAGTTTACTTCTGCTTCAAAAATTCTTCGACTGCTAACTATTACGGAAAGCCTGACTACATTTCTTCATTAAACTATATTGAGTTGTCGCGTCAGATAGCTTTATTTCACGTCAACAACATACAGAACGGTCTATTCCCATCGATGGTTGTATCAATGAATAATGGCATACCAGAGACGCAGGAAGAAATGGATATGGTTCGCCACGATATTGAAAGAAATATTAGTGGCGCAGTAAACGCAGGTAAGTTTGTGTTGATGTTTAATGAGAACAGAGATAGAGCAGCGGAGTTCACGCCATTCCCGATCACTGATGCAGACAAACAATACCAATACCTTGAAGATGTTTGTACTCGTCAGATAATGATTGCTCATCGTGTAACATCTCCATTGCTTTTTGGTATTCGTGAGGGTGGTGGATTGGGTTCAAATAAAGATGAGATGGAAACTGCTCTTAAGATTTTCAACGAGCAGGTCATTGAGCCATCACAACGACTTATTACTGATGCAGCAGAGACAATATTACAAGCTGCCAATTCATCAAGTGCGGTGTTTATTGTGAGCAATGGTGAGGAATCAGAGGTAGACCAATTAGATGCTAATCAAATGGCTGCTATTGTGGGTATTGTGGAGAAGGTTAATAGTGGCGCATTGACATCTGAGCAAGGTTCTGCAATTTTAATGAGTATTTACGGGGTTAATGAAGAAGTGGTATTGCCATTATTTGCTCCAATAGGTGCAGGTCAAATATTGACCAAGCTAAAAAAAAAAAGAATGGGAGTTGATGAGTGAAGAAGAAGCTGGTGGAAGTCTTGAAGAACTTGAATACTTCAAAGGTTTGAAGAACGTGAACTTAGCTTATGGCAGTTATGCTAATCCAAACGAGGCGAGTGAATGGGGAGATAGTGGTTTGTACAAATTGCGCTATAAATATTCAGAGAACATAAGCGCGAACTCACGCAAGTTTTGTAGACAAATGGTAGGTGATAGTGCGAGAGGTGTGGTGTTTAGATATGAAGATATTGCCGATATGAGTGCAAGTGGAGTGAATGAGCAATTTGCAGCAGAAGGACAAAGCACATACGATATTTTCACTTGGAAAGGTGGCGCATATTGTCACCATTCTTGGCTCAGAAGAATCTATTTTAGAAAGAGAAAAGACGGTAAATTCCTACCAAATAAAGGATTAAAAAATGACGAGCGTGTAAAGGATAGTGGCTTAGATTTCTTACCGTCAAAAGGCAAAGAATCTATCCGTCCGATTAACACACCAAACAGAGGTTCATTAAAAAACATTGACTAATGGCAGAGATTTGTATCATAGACGAAAACTTCGTCAAGAAATATACTAACGTAAACGGAGCAGTTGATTCTAACCGAATCTACCAAGCCATCTACGTGGCGCAAGACTTACATATGGAGCAGTATCTTGGCTCTGACTTGTGGAATAAGATTAAAGATGATAGCGCAGATTCATCTATCACGGGTGTTTATCTAACACTTCGAAATGATTACATCAGGAAGGCTCTTGTGTGGTTCGTGATGGTAGAGTTACTACCTGCAATGTACTACCGAAATGATAATGGATCATTGGTGAAACGAACAAGTGAAGATTCCGAAGTGATAGCGCAGAGTGAACTAGATAGATTGATTGACGATGCGAGAGGAAAGGCTTTGCACTACACAAAGAAAATGGTTGACTATCTTTGCCACAACCTTCCCCGAAACGCAGCCAGTAAAGAATGTTTACGGCAGAGGTAAGATGGTATTTAGCACAGGCAATAGTTTATCAACTAGAAACAAATATCCATATGACAACAACTACGACTGCAAGTGGTGGCGATAAAAAGAAAAGAGGTAAGGCTATCCGCAAGGAAGTTGAAGCCAAACTTAAAAAGTTCATAGCAGACAAGAAAAAAGACTGATGTTATGAGAGATGATTCGCTATCCATATTTTATCCATATCTTGATTTATTAAAAATGAAAATGCCGCTGCTTATAGCTATTAGTTGGAGCAGTATGGCTGCGTTTTTTAATACCTATGTATTCGATGATTGGTCTTTTTTGATCTATCTTGTAATAATGATATTTATAGATACGGTTTTAGGTATCTGGAAGGCTTGGAAGTATCATGTTTTGAATAGTTCTAGGTTCGGTGGTATGATTATCAAAAGTGTACTATATGCTTTCTTTTTGATAGTTGTTCACAATCTTACTAATTTCAGTACCAATGAAATCACTAAGTCACTATTTTTGTGGGTAGAGGAACTATGCTATGCGGCTCTTTTAGTTCGTGAAGCAATTTCTATCGTTGAAAATATTGGTGCTATAAAGCCCGATTTGTTACCGAAGTGGATACTGAAAAGGCTGAAATCGTTTGATGATAAAGGACAATTCCAAATAGAAAACGAATGAGAACAATAACACACATAGTAGTTCATTGCAGTGCTACGGGACAAGATGCGAAGGTCGAAGCAATACAACGCTATTGGAAGCAGAATTTAGGATGGAAGTCCCCTGGTTATCATTACATCATTGAAGCTGATGGCAAAGAAACGCAGCTACTTACAATCGCTCAACCGTCCAATGGTGTTAAAGGTTTCAACAAGTCAATCATCAACGTGTGTTATATCGGTGGAGTAAACAAGTTAGGGAAGCCAATAGACAACAGAACTGATGCACAAAAGAAGCAACTGTACACACGATTGAAAGCATTGAAGACAATGTTTCCACAAGCGATAATTCAAGGACATAAAGACTTTCCAAATGTGGCTAAAGCTTGTCCTTGTTTTGACGCGAAATCGGAATATAAAAATATCTAAGAGGAGCAGTTGCTCCTTTTCTTTTTTCTTAATAACTTAAATGATTCACAATGAAGAACGCACCAAAATGGGATGAGATTTTTAAGATTGAAACCAAGAAAGATGGCGAGACATTAACTGCTTTCAGGATTCGAATTGCAAAGAAGTACAACACCACTGTCGGCAATATATCATCTAAGTATCACCGTCACGTTACATCCAAGAATCGTCCAAAACAGTTCGATGTTTCAATACCAGTTGCCCATCATCTACCACAATCAGACACGAAAGAAAAAACAATCATCGAGATTGACGGCAAGAAAGTCCTGATGCTATTCGATGTTCATATTCCATACCACGACATCAAAGCTTTGCACCTGGCGATTGACTACGGAGTGAAGAATGGATGCGATACTGTTGTGTTGGGCGGTGACTTTATAGATTGCTACGAGATTAGTAGCTTTGAAAAAGACGAGTGCGCTAGATGGCATTGAAGATTTTGAGTTAGGTAACTTGTTAGACTTTGACAAGTTTGGAATCGACATAATACACGGTAAGCAGTTAGCTAGAATTAACTCATTAGCGGTGGTTCACGGTCACGAATTTGGTAAGTCTACATTCTCACCAGTAAACGTGGCAAGAGGTCTTTATATGAGGGCAAAATCAAGTGCAATTTGCGGTCATTCGCATCAGACATCGGAACATACTGAGAAGGATATTAACGGAAGACTGACTACTTGTTGGAGCGTTGGGTGCTTGAGTGAATTAACTCCTGAATATGCCCCATTTGCAAAGTACAATCACGGCTTCGCAGTTGTAACTAAACGTGGAAAGGACGGTTTCAACGTGCAGAACTTCAGGATTCACGAAGGGCAAATATTATGATGATAGATTTGAATCTCAAAGTACGCTATCGCATTGGCGATATCGTCTACTGTCGCTCAGATGTAGACAATAGGATGCGCTTTGTAACGGGTTACATCATCAGGAAGCAGATGATAATATATATCGTATCAATGGACGGCAGCGAATCATACTTTTATGACTTCGAATTGATAAGTGAGAATGAGCAGTTGATGGGGTTAAATTGATTATTCCCAATCTTCCCAATCTTCCCAATCTTCCCAATCTTCCCAATTTTCCCAATCTTCCCAATTTTCACATGTTTATTATTATGTAAATTATCACACCTTCCAGAATGGCGATTGCCGACACGATAAATGTCCGCTTTCGCCATTTCTTTTTTCTATCAATCTCATCATTCAAGACCTTAGCTTGTTCGTCCATCTCAACCTGCTTCTTTAGATTGTAGATGCTTTCTAAATCTTCATTCTTTTGAGACTGGATGCCCGTGATTTCTACATACTTTTCAATGATTGAGTTTTTGTGGATCAGTATAGAATCCTGAATCTTCGCATATGCCCACCAATATTCTAGCGAATAGTAGCATAGGTTGAATGCCTGGTCGTTATTTAGTTGGAGTGTATCTACCACTAAAGTATCTGCGTTCGAACTCGCTTTGATTTGACTTGCGAATGATAGCATTAATACTATCATTGCTACTGAGTACAACTTTCTCATTTTTGTAATAATTGTTAGTGATAATTGGCTTTTTAGATTCGTAATAGTACACGGTGTCACGCATCATCTTGATGTCAATAAGTGCATCGTGAATCATTCGCTCCTGCTTCTCAAGTTTCTTCTCAAGCTTCTGAATCTCGATTTCAAGTGGTGACAAATCTTCACGCTTTCGATTCGATAGCAAGATGAAAAAGATAGTCAGCAGGATAACTGAGATGAATATGACAAGGTGTGTTTCGTTTAGTTTTCTCATTGTGTTAAGTTAAAAAAAGTGGGCGCAAAGTTAATTACGCCCACTAGTTAATTAAGCGAAAGGTGTTAAACTAATTTTCTTTGTATTCAAATTAGCATAAATCTCAAGTGTAAATT